ACCAACACGATGGCGGAGCAGGAGAATTTCGAAATCTCACACCCTTGCGGGTTACTGGTAGTTTTCAAGACTACTGCCTTGCCTTTAGGCTTACTGCTTCATGTGGCTTCTCGGTGAAGAATCGAACTTCAAGCCGCTCGTACGAATTGCGGCCGCAACCTTGCTCCGAGAAATGTAGCGGGACGTCTTTTTATTTTTAGTGATAGTCCGAGGACATCCCGCAGGCACGGACTGTTCACCGCAGATGCTTGCAAGCCTTTTTAACCTGCGGCGCAATTTTTAGGTCTTGCAGGACTTGAACCTGTAGCTCCACCGCTTTCGCGGGGCGTGTTCCCTGTTACACCATTCGACCATGAAAGTGCGGTTTAAGGTTAACCGCAAACCTCGATTACTTGTACTTTTGAATGTACTGATACACTCTGGCTGCTACAACGCCGATGCAGAACGGCCAAAAGATGCCGATAATGATTGAGCCCAATGTGCAGTTGAGCTCATCGAAATACCGTTGGCCTTCTTTGTCCTGCATAACGAAGTAATTCGCGCCGCAGACCACTGCACCGATCATGAGATACAACAAAATTAAAAGTATCACACGATCCCCTCCAATGCCCTCTCGACTGGCTGATAGCGCTCGCCGTTGAGCGTTTCCATCAGACATTCATACGGGTCGAGCTTACCGCTCATCACCATAGAAGCTACGTTCTGGCTGAAGCCGCTAACCAGAGCAACGCCGAGATCGTTTTCCTTGACCGGAATGGTGCCGGTGCGGCTGTTGACATTCCAGAATACGAGGCGCGGCAGTTTATAACCGACAGCTTCATATCTCTGGCGAATTACATTAAACAGACGTGAATCCGGCCGCTTGCGGTTCCAGTAATCTGATCGATTGCCGCAAGTTGCGCAGGTGTCGAACTCCATATCGGAGATAATCAGGATGTTTTGCGGCATATCTTCCTGCTTCATTCGATTGCTGACCGCTGTGGTCAAAATCAGGTTGAAAACAGCTTCGATGTTGGTGTTCGCCGCCTCTTTATGCTGCTTGGCAATCAACAGCTTTTCACGAAGGTTCTTTGCCTTTGAGAAATCAACCAGTTGAGGACAATTGGAAAACGTGATGTACTTGTCCTTGAACTGACCGGAGGAATGCTCCGCAAAGTAAATCGCGAGTGCGTTTGCTACGTCCAGTGCAGTTACGCTGCTGTGCGGGTCTATGCCGCAGGTCATACTGCCGCTGCCGTCCGCTACGACAATGGTGTTCCCGTTGCCGTTCACCGTATCAGGCAGAGCCTTCCAGAGTTGCTCGAGTGTCTCGTCATACTTGATAGATTCATACCATTTAGAGTTGCCGTACTTATGGACAATCTCGTGCGGGAACAGCGTGCCTGCATTGATCTTGGTTTCGCCTTTAGCGAGACTTTCCAGATAAGCACGGCGGCGCTCTTCGTCATTTCGGAGAAATGCCTTGTTGTAGATCAGGTTTGCGCGAGACGGAACCGCTTCGTATTTGATCTCATCCCACTGTTTGGCGGACATTTTCTTCTCGACTACATCGAGATAGCCGCGTAGTTTGGAAAGAGTCTGGCGGTAATACTTCTGAGTGAAGTTCAGTCGATTACAAATAATCTTTGCATATCGACGGGAATTGTAAGAAGAAGCGCCCGGAGACGGAAGCCATTTTGCTAGCAGTGAGATCGGATTACCTTCTTCATAACGATGGATGTCATAATTGAACTGAAAGTAGATGTAGTCCAAAACTTTTACTTCCAAATCTGTATCCAACAGGCACAGCAGGTCATCGTAGCGGCCGTATTCTGCAATCAACTCGATTACTGGCCGGACGTATTCCGGCAGATTGTCCGCCAGATACTTCATTACGGTGCGGAACAGGCGACGCTCACCAAGTCCGCCACGAACATCTCGGGCGAAGAACAGCCACTTCATCGCGGCCATCTTGTCCTCAAAGAACGCCTTGACGAACTTGCTCGTGATCTCAGCTTCACTCGCGCTACGGAGCGAGGCTACGGAAAAGTTCAGGTCGAGCAGTGCTTTGCCGGTCGTTCTGTAACCGACAGCGCCGTTCTCTGTGACGCTGACGTTGTAATCTTCGTTCAGCGTGTTAGCCATTGCGGTTGTAAAATCCATTTTGTTTTCCTCCTTGTTTTGATTCCACAGGACGCTTTAGAATTCTTAATTATCAGTTAAGTTCTTGGAAAGTTGCTGTGAGCGCCCTTTGGAGGGATACGGGACACAAAGGTATTTTGATTAAAAGTCAAAGCCTGTAAGTTTGCTGTGAGTGTCCCTGTGGTACGGCGGGCTGGAGTCGAACCAGCGATTATCATCATGGCATATCTTTTTACTGTTAAGATTGCTGTCAGCGAACTTATCAGCTCGCATTTTAAGGGATGACGCATTACCGCTTTGCTACCGCCGTATATTGTTGGTGCGACTGGAGAGGCTCGAACTCTCACGGGAATCTCCCAGCGGAACTTAAATCCGCTGCGTCTGCCAATTCCGCCACAATCGCATTTGGTATTGCCGCTGGGGATCGAACCCAGAAAAAAGCGTGTTTGAGACGCTCGCGTATGCCAGTTCCGCCACGGCAACATATGGAGCAGGTAATGGGAGTCGAAACCACATCTTCAGATTGGAAATCTGACATCTTAACCGTTAGACGATACCTGCATATCTCCCGCGGTGACGAGTTGCGGGAGGTTCGCTTGCCGTGCCAAGCGGTGTGTGTGAGTGGAGTTTGCTCACGGACATAAAATTTCCTCTGCACGGAGAGGATTGGTCGAGGTGACAGGATTTGAACCTGCGGCATCTTGCTCCCAAAGCAAGCGCTCTACCAAGCTGAGCCACACCTCGTTGTTGCTCGTCTTTTCCGAGCTGTCAGACGAAAGAACTGATGATTCAGAACTGCGTAGGCTGTCAACCCACGGCTCAGTCGCCTTTTTCTCTTTTACTTCTCGGTGACTTAGAAGAAGGTGCCCGGAGGCCGGACTCGAACCGACGACCGCGAGATTACAAATCTAAAAGAAATTTGCTGTCAGCGAACTTCTCAGCTCACATATTACGCGCTCTATCCGATTGAGCTACACCGGGCATATTCATTTGGCGGATTTTTGAGGAACCGCGGAGTCGAACCGCGAGAAACTTTTTTGCAGAAAGTTTTTTGTATATATTTGCTGTTCGTGCGCCCGCCCGTCGCACCATAATTCTGTCACCGAACGCTCCTCATATATCGCCGGTCTTTCCCGGCTGTCAGCGGTCTTTCCCGCCGTCGCCGCGTCGCCATCGTTTTTTGTCTACATATACTACTATACAAAAAATCGATTTTTGGGACGCGAAATCTAAAAATTTTTCAAAAAATTTTTTACTTGGTATCTGTTACCACGGTGCCGCCCTGAACGGTGACCCAACCGTGCTTCTCGCGAGCTTCCATTTCCATTTTCTTGAGCAGCTTATCGGTCAGAGAAGCAGAAATCGTCGAGTTTGCTTTTGCTTCTGCCTCTGCTGCAATCTGCTTGGCCTGCGCGTCAGCCTGCGCTTCCAGAATCTTCGTCTGGTTCTGTACCTTGATGGTTTCCTGCTCCGCCTCGGCCTGCTGCTTCTTCTGCATTGCCGTCACACGGTCATTGATCGTCTGCTGCAGCTGCTCATCCGGATGTACGTCAATGATAGAGGCGTCGATAACATCAATGCCGAACTCGTCGCCGAGCTTCTCAGACAGAGCCTCTGTCAGCTGGGTGTTTATCTTCGCACGGTCACCGGAATAGATATCCATCATAGTGTAATCGGTCGTGACCTCGGAAATCTTAGATTTCAGAATCGTGCGAACGCGGTTGTTCACGATATCCTCGCCGTCCATACCACGGAACTTCTTATAGGTGTCTACGACCTCGTCCTGCTTAAAGCGGTAGGACATCTGGAAGCTGATATTGATGTTGGCGTTATCTGCCGTTGCTACGTTGAAGGAATCGTCGCCCTCACTGCCGTCGCGGGAATCCTTGGTCAGAACGAGCTGCTCATTGCCGACGGTGAACCTCTTTACCTTCTTGGTCGGACTTACGACATGGAAACCCTGTGTTAGAACCTCGTCCTGTACGCCGCCGTTCATGCTGTAAACCACACCGACGTAGCCGGTCGGGATTCGCTCCGTACACGCGACAGCTCCGATACCGCCGAAAATCAACGCGGCCGCCAGAACAACGCCGCCTACTGCACCTTTACTCATGTTTATTTTCTCCTTCGTTTTTGTTTTCTTCGTCCTCATCGGACATTTCCTTTATCGCATCGCCGAAGATGCTTGTCAGTACACTGCCGAGCCTCTTAAACATAAAAGCGCAGCACGCCCAGATAAACACCCCGACGATGATACAAAGCGCGTAGAATACTGGATTCAAGTTTGTTTCTCCTTAGAAATTTAGTCTGTCTGGTGGCCAATTCACTTTGCGAGCACCACATCGAAAACATCGCTGGCATTTGCATAAAACTGCTCTACTTTAGCGGACGCGTACTCGTCTCGCAAAAATGGACTTGGATTTGGGGTGTTAGAAATCGTAAATTCCCGGCACTTGGAGTCTCTTGTTACATAATATTTGAGTCGTTTATCTTTTCCATCGAAAACATTGATGGTTATATTTTTGAAATGGCTGCCAGCCATTTCGCAAAACTCAGTTAACGTCATTTTTGATTTCTCCTTATAACAGTTTCTCATAACTTCCAAAGCAATTCGTATCGCCTCGTTGATAGCAGCGTCTGTTACTTCGTTGCCGTGGAAACCTCCGTAAGCATAGATTCTTTCGAGCTCCTCGGCTGTGGTGGCTGGGTCGATGAGACGGATGGCTTGGTCAAGGGTCATTGGTTACCCTCCCGTTCCATGCTTCAATCACTTTTTCAACAGCGCTGGTTTTGTAGCATTCATTGTCCACCAAAATCTCTGAGGAAGCGCGACATTTATTACAAAGCACTCTTACGCCGTTATTTACAAACAACCTTGCTTCTCCACCACAGAAAGGACAAGATTTAAGTTCAATCATTGCCTTCACCTCCGTCCTTATTCTTCATAATGCTTTCTACAATTGTCTCAATCAAACGGCACTCATCAGTAGATAAAAGCGACATATCACACGTTGTTTTAATCGGATCAAACATCTTTTCACAGATTAACCCGGCCGCCAAATGCTTGTTTGCTAAATCCATTGTCCGCCTCTCCTCATTTTTTGCGCGGAGAACAAAACAATCTATCAATCCAAGATACTTTTCCGTCGCCATAAGTAGCGCATTTCTTCGACTGGCAAGTTTTATTCTCTTTGTGATAATAGATGCAGTCCTTGCACGGATTCCGCATTATTCTGTACCTCCGTCCTTTCTCTCTCCGTAGCTACAAAAATCGTCCGGCTTCGGTGCGTCCTCTGGCGTAATCCGAACGACTTGGAACATTTTGCATCCATACCATTCTCCGCCATTGTTATCCACAAACCACTTGCAATCCTTGCATCGCACCACTGGCACAACATCGGCGGCTGGCGCAGCGTTAATCGCTTCTTCGATTTCTTCCCACTCGCTCTGGAACAGTTCGATAGGGGCGTTTTCCACCGCGTTAATCGCGGCCTTTTTCGTGATGTATTCGGCCATCGTTTTCCTCCCATTCCTTGCGTCTGCTTTCCGCGTCCATAAAATCTGCCCGGTGTTCGCTGTCGCCGTTGCAACTTCATCCTCCCCATTGTTCCGCCATTGCTCGTGCAATGCCCGGAAACGTCTTACTTCTCGTTTTCGCTCGGTCTCTGTTCTGATCCATTACCCAACAGGAGCGGCGGACTGTGCCATTTTTCATATGAAGCACTCTGCTTTTCTCCGGTTCTACCGCTTCTACCGGCACTAACGGTTCTACGCCCTTTTCTCACAAACACGTTTTTTTCGTATATGGGTGATCTGCGCCGTAGAACTGATGTGGATTGATAATCTGCGTGTATTCCGGCAGGCAGAAAATGCTTGACGGCACAGGATTCTCAATCACGATGCGCGGTATATCTGCCCACCAGAAGCGCATAAACAAATCACGCGCCATGATGCCGAGCTTTACTCGCTCCGGCTGCAGCTGATGGTCTTTCCACAAATGCCTCGCACCTGCGTTTGTTAAGTAAGTGCAGGGCGGATGAGCAATCAGCAAATCCCAACGGTCAATGTAATGGGTTACCCCATCCATTGTGGTAATGCCCCCCCAGAAAGAAGTGCAGAAGCATCTCCGCAAACGTGCCATTCTGGATGGCCTCCGGACGGCTCCTGCATATCACAGGAGTATGCCTCGTGACCGCGTTCGCGGAAAGCCCTACACACCGTCTGGGATTCCTCACAGGCTACTAAGACTTTCATTTCGTAATTCCTTCCTTAGATTAAACTTGACTTTGGTTGTACAATTCCTTTGCTCTTGCCTGAACCATATCCCAGATTTTACAGTCTGTGATGTTTGTGTTCAGGTATTTTTCTATCCGCTCAGGTTCCAGTTCGTGCTGGTGAGCGGCCATAAATGTTCCATGAATACGGCCGGTCGGCTTATTACAATAACTCCATTCGTCGAATTTTCCGCTGTAACGAAAATCCAAGATATTCAGCGTGTCACCGACGATTGAAATCGTTACCTTTGGACTTAGGCTGAAGCTGGCACACAAGATACGGTCTTCAAAGGTTTCTGCATTACCGTATCGGAATGTCCACTTCTGCGATTGCCCGCCGCCGACCATATCATGACCTTTGCAGTTCGGTTCGTTCCCATTCCACATATTCTGGGTGAAATTCGGAAACGATGGGAAAATCTCGCCGCTCATACACCGTAACCCCAAACGTAGAGGAACATCGGAATGAGCATCACTGCGCCGAAGAGCATCCCTGCGGCGATATCGCCCAGTCGGTTTAACGTTTGTCTTCTCATGATCAACCTCCGAATCTGTTATTACGGAACTCAATGCTGAACTCGAGCCGCTTTACCTGCTGTTCGAGCTGATTCCATTCCTCTTCATAGCGAACCATTCTCAACTTGATTGGCCGCGGCTGACGAGAGGCATCCTCACAGAGCCCCATAAACTGCATCATCAGGAATTCTTTCGGCGCGGCTGTCTGCTGACGGCTGACCAACGCATTCCCGATGTACTGCTCAATGATGACGCTGTAGGTTTCTCCGAGATCAAAAAACATGGGTTAATCCTCGGCAGGACGGTTCAGCCAATCGACGCAATCAGCAACCAAATCCTTTCTTTCTGCAGTGGCGTAAGCGAAAATGTGATCAACAGCATCGCTGCACTCGTTTGTTAAGAACTCTGCCATCTCCCGAGCCGTCATCCTGCGGATACGGTCGATGTTGCGCTCCGGCAGGCTGCGGACGACTTTGATTTCATCCCAGCCCTCATCAATTCTCGGCTCACACAGCTCCAGATTCATGCGCTTGATGACTTCTTCCGGAACCGGCGTGCCGCGGTCGGTATTCTGGG